TATGGCTTCAATTATTGATATGGCTAGAGATATGAGCATGGAGCAGCTAGGGGACGTTGCTATGGCTGTTATGAAAAATGCTTGGGCTAGTACAACAGCAATGACCTTGACAAATGTTCTTAGTTGGGCGACAATAGGATTTCAATATTATGCTAAGTCAATTAACCCACCTGATGAAGGACTTGCTGAGAAAGCTAATCAGCTTGAGGAACAACAAAAACAGTTGGAAGATTTGACTGGGCCTGATTTAAAAGATAAGATTGATTATGCATTTAGTAGTCCTCATAGCAATATATACGATGTAAATGAGTATATGCAGACAATGCCGTACGCAATGACCCAAGGACGTATAGATGCATCTTTGAGTAAGTACTATGACGCAGTTACAAGTAAGCAAAAGTACAAAGGGTACATTGGATAATATGAGATTAAGTAAAAATGTAGTAAGCTTGTGGTAATTAATAACGTAAAGGATATAATTATGGATCAATTAGAATATGCACAGGCAAAACAAGATTATGCTCTTGGACTAAGCTCCTTTAACCCGGATGCTAAAAGTTCCTTTTCTGTGCCTACAACAGCAATTCCAACCCAAGTTGTTACTCCTGTTATAGCTCCTAGTAGTAGTGCTCCTACTGCTATAACCTCTACATTCGCAGATAAAACTATGAATGCAACTGACTTTAATACATGGGCGGAAACACATCCTGATGCTGCTGCACAGTTTGGGGCGTCTGGAGGAAGCTTTGGTGAGAATGGACTACAGACTGGTACTGGTACTGGATGGGATTACAAAGACTATGCTACGGCTGGGCAAATAGGACTAGGTGCTGGACAGTTAGGTCTTGGACTGGCTAGTTACTTGACACAATCAAAGGTTGCTGATAAGCAAATGCGACAGATGGATCAGCAGTATGCTACAAATGCAGGGCTTATTGCTGATAGAAAAGCTAACCAAGCTGCTAACGCAAATTTTGCGTCAGCCTTTGCAAAGGCTAAATAATGGGAATCCCACAATTAAACTTTGATCGTATACAAGTGGTTGACCCTACACAAGGTGCATTAGATGCAGTTAACTCTGCAAAAAGCTCGTTGAATGATATCTTACGTCAGGGTTTAGCTGAGGAAGAAGTTGCTCAGAACAAATTGGTACAAGATCGTGACTACGCCATGCGTGTAAAAGCAGATGCGCGAATTGGGACAGAATTTGATCAAAAACAATCAGCACGAAGCGCAAGACAAAAGTTTAATGAAGTGTACGGAAAAGGTCCTCAAGCTGTTATAGTAGATGGCCTAGTTACTGATGAATTTGTAGCGGATGGAGGACAAGAAGGCGTTGAGAAACGCCTTGGAATAGCTGCTCCAGTAGTTAATAAAGAAACAGGAGTTGTAGTGTACACTCCAGAAGACCAAAAAAAGTTAGATAACTACTATGGGGCCTTCTCAAATATTGTGGACAAACGCTCTGCTATGCTTGGAAACGAGACTGAATTAGAGTTACTAGGCAGAGCTGAAAAAGCTGCTGAAGAAGGTGGCTATGACCCTGAAATCGCTGATATAGTAAAAGCCGGTCGTGCTGCTGAAATTAGTAGAATAGACACTCTACGCAAAGCCTTGGAAGCAGATAAAACTCTTGCTGAAAAAGATCGTATAGAAGCTGGTGGTAAAGCTGTTAAATCAAATTTAGTAACTACTGGAACTAGTAGCTATAGTGATAGTGTGAATAGAACGAAAAGTCTTGGAGGTGAAGCTTCCGGTAAGACTAAAGATTCATCTGGAGGTGTTGATTTAGGTCATAGCGCAGAATTAAAAGATATGACTATAAAACAAATAAAAGATGAAGTTGGACTTTCATTTGGAGATGAAGCTAAAGCAGATGCTAAAATAAAAGAAGCTATAGATAAAGGATTTTCCTATAAACAAATCCATGCAATGTTGTCTCAGTCAGTAGATTTAAGTTGGACTGGAGACACTATTGATACTGCTATGATGGATAAGTTAATGAGTAAGGCTAAACCTGAAAGTACATCTAATGGAGATGGGACTGAAACTAGAGAGTCTTCTAGTCGTAGTAATAGCCGTAGCTCTTCTACAACAAGTCATGGGTTTATGGCGAATCCAGCAGAAGTAAAATTCTGGAGCGGTGAAGCAATTGCTGCAGATAAACGAGCTCAAATGATCCAAGCCAAAATTGATGCATTATCTGGTGGCCCAAAGGATCAAAATACTCGTATTAGAGAAAATGTTGCTGGGTTAATGAAAGATGTTAGGAGTATTCCTACGACTGTTCCTGTAGAAACTACTAAGCCTGTAGTAAAAAGTGCTCCAGAAGCTAGAAAAGTAGCTCCTGTTAAGAGTGCAGTACAAAAAAATATAAAAGCTCCAAAAGGTGAGTTAAAAGCTCCACCTCCACTAGTGGTTGTTCCAAAGCAGGCCGTTGCTGCTCCAAAGGTAGTAAGAAAACCGGTATATGATCCAAAAAACCCTGAAGCATATATAAAGGCTGCAAAGTTGCTAGTAGCTCAAAAAGAAGCACTTAAAAGAGCGGATGCTAAAAAACGTGAAGATGCTCTACGTGCTAAAATTCGGGCTGATAATGCATTAAAACGAAAGAATACTGAGCTTCGATTATTACGTGCTAAAATGGGCACTCTCTAGAGTAAGTATGAGTTTATAAAAAGTCCAGTATAAGATTCCTGTGGTATAATTGGAGCAATAACTCCACACAGGAAGCCCCACATGACAAGTGATGACCTACTATTAGCCGGTGCTGCAATTGATAATTTACCAAAATCTGCGTTTACGTATGATGATACATTTGCAAAACAGATGAATAACGTTGTTAGAACGGCCCTGACTCCTCCTACTACTTCATCTCAATCAGGCTATAAATCTTCATTGGAGTCTGCATTTAGCGCCGCATTAAAAGAACATGAAAATTTTGGGAAGACTCAAGATCAAAGTACAAAAAAAGTAGATAAACTAGTCTCTCAGGAAGGGCCTAAGCTGCAAGTGCTTGCTGGTTCAAGTAAATCAATGCTTGGATCACTTGCTGATGAACTAACTGGTGCATTTCGTGGGATGACAGATGCAAAATCATGGTTCCAAGGTACTATACAACAAGATAAAAATAAACTCTATAACAAGATGGATCCAAATACTCGACAAGAATTTCTTGGTAAAGTAGCTAGTGCACGTCAAATCCTTAAAGATCCTGCAAGTGGCATATTCTATATGCCAACAAAAGATGGTAATGTTCAAGTTAGCCCACGAGATGTTGGTATTTTATATTCCGGTAAAGCACAAGACGGTAATACTAAAATGGGGTATGTGTCCAACTACGGAGATGGTGCTAGTGCTGTAGATGTGGTAAAACAGAATTATAAGCACTTTGGTAAAACTGCTACGGAAAAAGGTAAGGTTCAAATGGATCCTACCAGAGACCCAAATCTGATGGCAATGTACCTACTTAAAGATGACGCAATTGCTGTTGAAGCGGCGCTACATGGTAATGTAGATGCATTGAAAAACAGAGCATACTTAGTACAGCCAAAAGGAATGCTCCGAGGTACTGAGGTCTATAAAGGTGGTGATGCTACATCATACTTGGGTGTATCTGAAGTTGGTAAGCCTGCTAATAAAGCAATGATGAAAATGATCAAAGACGCTCCAAAGAACAATAAGTATGACCCTGGGTTCCTCAGCAGAGCCGCTGATGAAATACAGCAAACACTATCTGGAGCAGCAAGTGGTGCAGTTGGTGGAGCTGTAAAGTTAGTTGATGCAGCCCAAGAGCTTGCTACGTATGTTCCACAGGTAGCGTATAATAAAATTACTGGTAAAAAAGTTGATATTGACTTGTTTGATGATAAGTTAAAAGAGCAAATAATTAGTGGTACTGATACCATATTTGGGTACAACGCATCTGCTGATGCTGCCGATCAAAAACGTGTTGAACAAGGCATTACTGATGCTGGAGTAAAATTGCTAGACCTAACCACATGGCACAAATTATTTACTACTGAAGACGGACAAGATTCTTTGCTGACAATGGCAAAAAACCCGTCCCTAATAGCGCATGGAATGGCTGAGATAGCTGGTGCTGGTGGAGGTTTAGGAGCTGTAACAAAAATTGGTACAAAAGTAGCAGCTCAAGTTGCTGGACGAACTTTTGCGAAAAGTGCACCTGCTGCTGAAAGTGCAATCAATGGAGCATTAAAAAGCACGAATACTAAAATTGATGACATGATGATACAAGTGCAAAGAAGCAGCTTAAGTCCTGCTGTAAAGGCGGAACGACTCGCTAAGCTTGAGGCTATGCAAACTCCTGCAGTACGAATGGCGCATTATCTAAAAGGAACAACCTTCAGTAATGCAGATTTTGCTAATAGAGCAAATGAACATATTACAGCGTACAAAGAAAATAATGGAGGAGAGATAGACCTTCCTAAGTTAGCAAGTATTTTGCTAGCTGACCGAGCTCTTTCTATTGCTGAGATTTATTCTGCGAAACGTGTGGCATTTGGGCCTAATGCGTTGCCTAAAGAAGAGATTGCGCGAGGATTTATGACAGCTGTAGGATTAACTGGCGCAGAGATGGCAAAAAGTATGGGAGTTGAGTCATTACAAGAAGGTACAGATGCAATATTTAATGTAATAAATACTAAATATGGTAGTGATAAGTACAAAGATATGACAATCAAGCAATTGCTTGATGCTGAGTCATCTGCAATTATTGGCGGGACCCTACTAGGAGCAGCTGGTGGCGGATACATGGCAAGTCCACGTGCTGTAGGTACACTACTTGCTCCTGCTGGGCAATACTTAAAAGAAAAGATTGCATTGAATAGCGCCGCTACTTCAGATCCTGACATGGTGCAAAAACCACTAGGCATGGATGGTAAAGCAAATATGTGGGCTAGTGTCGGAAGTCCTGACTTTTCAGTTGGAACTGATCCAAAATCACGAGAAGTATACGGTGAAACAATTGCTGAATTTGTAATTGATTTGGTGTTCTCCCCAGAAGCACGAGTGAAATATGGGTACATGGGTAAAGAAACAGATGCCTTGACTGGTAAAAAGAATGTAGAAGATATATTCAGAGATGGTACCAATAAAATTGCTCAAGTGTATGGGCTTACCCCAGAAGCGAAGCAAGTTGCTGAGTATATGCTTATTAAAAAGATTGTAAACTACTCAAAAGCACATAACTTAGATGTTGGTGGAAATAAATTTACTCCTGAACAACGTAAAGAGATCAATGCGCAGATGGTTGAAGTGGCTAAAGGCAACAGAGCGGCAGAACTAGCATTTGTTGAATCTCAAAAAGAAGAGATCAAAGCCATGTTCGATTCTATGGCGAGTAATGATAGAGCTAAAGAGTTCCTTGCTAAGTACAATATGGACCCTGTTGTAGAAAATTCCTTGATGGCTAAAATAGCAACGCTTAGCGAGGAGCAGTATAGCTCATTGGTTGAGGCGATTAAAGATATTAAAGTTATGGGAAGTGCAGAGTCAGGGATTGCTACAAAACTAGGTGCGATTGAATCGGCTCTAGAGGCAATGCGTGCAGAAGGAAATAGACTTGGGTCAAGTGAAGGTGCACCACCAACAGGTCCACAAAAGCGTAAAAAGACAGCTGCGGATGTAACAGCAGAGATTGCTAAGACTGGATTCTTACTTGATTCTGGTGAGTATAAAAAGAGTATTCCAGAACATGCAGAAGCTATTGAAACCTTTGTTGGTACTGGTATGCCATTAGCAGATGAGACAAAAGCTATTGAAGATTTACAAGAATTTGTGGCTCATCGTGGAATTGAAAAAGTGCTTGGGTACTCAGTAGATGAAAAAGGTACAAAAAACTTATTTCGACTCGCTGGTATTAAAGGGCGTTTGGTAGATAAGATGTACGAAAATGCACAGCTGCTAGATATTATAAACGCTAAATTAGCGACTCTTGAAGATGGTAATGCATTAAAATCGGTATTTGAAGCAATGGCTGAAAAGTTATGGAGTTCTCAACTTGCACATGAAAGTATGCTAGATAGAGCAAATTCAAAAGATCCTGTGGTTCGAAGAAGTGTATATCATGAGTTACAAAAAACTCGTGGTAATAACTTATCTCCAGAAGTAATTGATGCGATGCTAGATGAACGTACTGATTGGGATACAAGTAGAGCTCCAACTATTGAAGATAATACTCCAGATGCTATGTATGATGCAGAGGGTAATTTGTTAGTAGTTAAAGAAACTCCAAAGAAACAACCTAAGAAACCTAAACTTCCTGTATCAAATGTTGTGCCAGCTGCTCCTGTGAGTCCAGTTAATACCACTCCTGCGTTTAAAACAAGTGATGAGGGACAATCTGAGTACAAACTTGCAAAAGAAGGTGCTGAGCCAGAGTATGAAGAGCCTACACTGCCTACTCAAGCAGAGATTAATGACTCAACTGATTCAGAGGCAGTTAAAAAGGCTAAACGATACGTTATCTGGTTGGAAAATAAACTTAGTGAAACAGAAGCTTTGATACAAAGTAAAAAATCAAAACTTCCAGTGTTATTCAAGTTACAAGGTGAGTACTACAGAGCTATTAAAGAAGCGCGTACAAAACTGCATGCTGTAAATATCCGATTAGCTAAAGAAGAATTCCGTGCTAATCGACTAGACTGGAGATCTGGAGTAGAGTTAGAGTTTAAAAAATTGTTAGGGCAAGTTCGTAACACCATTCGATCCCTAAAAGGTGTTGTGACAAAACTATACAAACAAATTGTTAAGTTAGAAGATGCTGCTACTGAAACGATGGAAGAGATTGATAACTTACGTGTACAGATAATGGAGCTTGGGAGTATTATCAGAAAGACTGAACAAGCTAAGGTAGAGGCTATACAGGCTGTTAAAAAGGCTAAAAAGCAACAAAAGATAGATGAGGCTAAAGAAGTTCGTGGGCCGATGGAAGAGGTGCTTGGAGACTTTGTAGAGCCTAACAATAAATTAACCCAAAGTTTGAGTGCAATGCTTGGTCTAAAACAAGATATTGGAATTGATGCTGTGATGGACATTATGCCAAATATGCTAAAAGTCAAAGAGTCTGGCAAGATTATGGTGGAAAGTGCCTTAAGATCATTTAAGAAATTTGCTGAAGCACGCACAGCTGAAGGGTTCGCTCAGTGGTTTCCAAAACAAAAAGATGGTGATAACACAAATCCGTTGCGAGACATCAAAATTGGTGGAGTGGCTCTTGAAAATTTATGGGAAATTGAACCTAAAGAACTGACAGATCCTGCGTATAAAGTGCTTAAAGATGGTGTCCGAGCAACTGTGAAAACAGCAATGAATCTAGCTAGTGCAGTCACGCTAAAAGAAATGATTGATATGCGTGTAACTACCAATGATTTAATGAATGATATTGTAGATAATGGGTTTACAACATTATGGGGTGAGTTTGATGATGAGTTGAACATTCGCGTTGGTAAGACTGCCGTTAAAAAGGCAGTACGTGGTGGGAAGTATGTTCCTGAAGCTGTGTTCCGTGCAAATGCTGGTAGATTGCTGCTACGTGAGTTAGAGCTGAAACTGAGCAAAAAATTGACGGTACAACAACGTCCGGATATAGAGATGGCTCTTGGTGTATTGGTGATTAATAACATACTTCCAAAAAGAGCAAAAGATGTAGACACTGTTCGCAGAGGTGTTGTATTTGTCAAAAATGATAAACTTGTCTATGAGCATATTGCTGTAAAAGATGAAGATGTAAGTAAGTCAAAAAGTATACGTGTAATGAATCTGGAAACGCTCAGCAAAGACTATATGCGAGAAGTTGGTGAGATGGGTACTGTGTTTGAGTTTGCAACAGCAAGAGAGGAAGGAGATATAAGCTTAACCCCGATTGCTAAGAAGAAAGCTGATGCAACGATTAGAAATAGCGATGTACCGTTGGCAACACCTGCTAAAAACTACTTGGATAGACAAGGAGAACAATCTTGGGAGTTTGTTGGGCTTGAAGAGTATATACATGCAGCACAAAATATGTCTACTACAGAAGATGGTAGTGATTATGTGGAAATTATCAAAGAACAATTGCTAGGTAGCTTAGAAGAGTTAATAGCTAGCACACAAGCTATGGATATGGAAAGTAAACTTGCTAAGTATAAAGCAGAGGAGCTAATAATTGAGCGAATGCTCCAAGCACATGCACTGGTTGGTGATGGACAGAAATTCTATTTAGGCTGGGATTATACGTTAAGTGGGCGCAGTATGATGACTAATAAACTTGTTAATCCACAAGCAAGTGGTATTAGCCGGTTTTTAGTAGCAGCTGAAGATATGATGAACACTATTGATACTAAAGAAGTGACCCAAGCAGAGCTAGAACATATTGAACTGGCAATTGCTCAAGCAATGGGTATCGGTATTGATAAATTAAAGCCTGAGTCTGCGCTGACAGAGCTACGCAATAAGTATGTACATATTGTAAAAGGGCCTGAAGGACTTACTCTAAAATGGGGTAAAAACGAACGACTACAAGGGCTTGTGAATGATGCTGAGTTTAATCTTGGATCAGTTCGAGAGATGAATGGGGTACTCTTTGAAAACACTGACCCAAGTGCTGTGTCACAACTTCATGATGATAGTAAAACATTACTACACGTTGTACAAGCGGTAGAATTACTTCGTAAGATCCGTGCTGGTGATGAAACAATCATAACTAATCTAGCGCTTGAGGGAGATGGTATTACAAATGGTATGGCGTTTACCCTGATGCAAATGGGTTGGACAAAATTTACCGAAGGAATGTTAGGACGAGCTGGTGTATACGGCGGAGATAGCAATATCGCAAGTCACGGAGAATTCAAAGAAAATAAAGGTAAAGATATTTATGAAGCGCCTTTAAAAATTCTAAACACACTGCTTGACAAAAAAGCTCATGCACAAATCGATGATGTTATTGGTGGGGCATGGAGAAATTTCATGAAAAACCCAGTAATGATCTTTATATATGGTGCAGGGCTTAAGAACATTACTGAAGCAATGGCGCAGTCACTGATTGTTGGTAATAGCTATATTCCTGGTGGATTGGCAAGAGGTAAATTAGAAACTTTGCTAGAAATTTCTGGATTAAAAGATATTAAACCAACGTATGTGAAATACGCTATAAAAGATGGTGAGCTTATATCTACAAAACTCAATGAAGATGAGTTAAACGATGATGAGAAAAAGCTATATGCGTACTTGAGTGAGTATCAAGTAGGACTACTTACTAAAGCAATTGATGAAAAGCTTGGAGATTTGTTTGCAGAGAGCTTCAAATCAACATTTGGACCGGTTATTGAGTTTAGAAAAGCGCTCCAAACTGTAGAAGAAGTTAACTATACAATCTTTAAAATGAACTTTAACAAAAAAGTGAAGGATAAACTTGCTGGAAGAGAAACTTCTGTAAAAGGAGTAATGGGTGAACTTACAATTGCAGAGCTAACTGATATTAAGTCAGAGATGCTTTCAGAAGGTACCTATTACGCTACTGAAGCAGCGATTGAAGGCGGTTTGGTAGATTATTGGAAAACAGAGAATAAGGAAGGTGAGTCCAACCAGATTTCCGTAACAATTAACACAAGCACCTTCCAAAGTGGAACAGGGTACTCAAGAAATTATAATCAAGCAATCAAAGAGCTGGTTGCTAACGTTGGAGCAATTGGTGTAACAACAGTACATGCTGCGGATGGGTCAGTTATGATAACAGGGCATGTAATGGCTGTATTGAATATCTATGATGCACTGATGATGGGTACAGATTTAACAAAGAACACAAAACAACTCCAAAAAATGAATGAGTCGTTCTACGATATTAATATGACACATAGTATGCTTGGAAAAGCCGTTGAAAAAATGGAGTTCATGCTTGGTAAACGAGAAGGCTTGGAAATGGATCCTGAAATGGCTTCACAAGTACTTGGTGACCTTGAGCGTATACTTGGACCGGTAGAAGAAGGTGAGTCAGTATTAGACTTGGTAGGAGATGTGATTCATACCCTACGGAGCATAGACACTGCTAGACGTGACTTGGTTGAGCAAGAATTGGTAGTCAATCAATACGCTGCTGCCGGAGACATTAAAGGTTATGAAGCTAAAGGTAAGACTACAGAAGAGTTAGTTGATAAACGATACGCAGTATTTGCTGAAGAAGGAGCTGATACTGCTGTGCTAGAAGGGCTTGAATGGCTAGTAGATAGCGTAAGAGCTGGTATTGTGCAGGAAGTTGCTACGGAGGCTCCTGTTAAGCAAGATGGTGCTAAAATGGCTAAAGAAATTAGAGCTCTTGCTATTGATCTATTCACAAGTGGAGATAAAGGGCCTAGAAAAATAATGGAGCAAGTTGCTAGCGAAATGACTGGCACTACTATAGGTAAAACACTATTTAAAGATATGTTTGAGAATTTAAAAGAAGGTTGTTAAATGGCATGCAGAATACCTGAGTATGTGGATAAATTGATCCTAGCATTGGAAGCGTACCCTGAGATACAAAAACGTGTCCAAGAAATTAAAGATAATAGCTTTCCAAAAATTATCAAAGATAAATCGTATTCGGCGATGATTGAGGCATTAACAAAAGCTGTGGCTCCATACGCAGAGATGATTGTAGGTGGACCTAAAAAAGCAACAAATGATGTGTGGGGAATGCGCGGGCCAAACTCATTCTTTGGAAATCCATTTGAACGTACTAATGTTAATACTAAATCCGATGGAGATCTATCGGCTATGTACTATGATTGGTTGGTACGGAATATTGTACCTGCTAGCTACACCGGGGACTTAACAGCCTTGGAAGAGGCTAGGCAGAAAACATTCCGAGCTATACCACAGATTAGAGCCGTTCTGGATGGTAAGAAAAAGTTATACTATAAAGGAACTGCTGTAGGGCAACCATTATCCCATGCCCTAGTATTGCTTTATGCGATAAATCAGAATAAAGATAAAATTGGTGCACTAAAGATAGTGCCTCAGACTGTTGTAGAGCCTTCAGTAGCCCCAGTAGAATCTATTAATGTGTACTCAAAAGATAAAAATGGGTATGAAGAGTTAAGTAACTTAGCAGTTCGTCCATTTACTATGCAAGGTCGCACATTTCAGAGTGTAGAGCATGCCTATCAGTCACTAAAGAGTGGGACTGGACTTGAAGAGGATGTATATAATAAAAATTGGAACAACGGTGGATTAGTTGCACGAGGTACTAAAGGTACTAAAACTATAAATAACTGGAATACTAAAACACTTATGCCTGCAATAATGTTGCGTTCATTTGAACAAAATCCTGAAGCAACCAAGTTATTACTTAGTACAGGAACTGCAGACTTAACTCATAATGTGGCAGATAAAATATGGAAAGATAAATTTCCAGAATTATTGATGCAGATTAGAGATAAGTTACAAAAAGAAAGAAGCACTTCTGAAACTCCTGTTAGTATAGTTGAAGTAGAACCTATTCTAGCTACAGGTCCAATTATGGAAGTATTTGCTGGGGACAATACTAAATTAAAAGTTAGTGATCTAGAGAAGATGCTAGAAGAATACGAAGCCGAGTGGAGCTATGTAATTGACAAATCTTATGGAGAAGTAAATGCAGATGGTACTCCATTTAAAAGAAATCGAGATAGAGCGGTAGTTAGTGAGTCTGGAGAATTTTGGCAGCAACTGCTTAAAAATAAGATAGAGCTAAACTCATTAAAACGCGTCGTGAAAAAAACATTAACATTTGATTCTAAAAAGGTAACTAAAGTAGAAAAGGAATTGTTACAAAAGCTAATGTCAATGACAAGAGCTGAAATTGCTGCAATTGCCCAAGAAGCATCGCAAGCAGCTACTAGTAATTATGAAATGGCTCTTGGGGCAGGTGAAACATTTGAGCAAAATATAACTGAAGAAGAGATTGCTGTAATAGAAGCTAATAACAAAGCATATCTAACGGAAAATCCAGATGTGACAGTAGAAGAAGGGAATATGTTCCACTGGAGTGATGGTACGATAACACTTGACAAAGATGCAACAGCCGGAGAACGTGCTGTATACTTGGCCCATGAGATAGCGCATGATAAAACAGCTCGTTGGCTGGAGTCGAATCAAAAGGATACAGATGTGGTACGACTTGGCAAGATGATGGCTCAAGTACGTAGCAAACTTGATAAGGTAGTGCGTGGTGGAGTAGAAGGCATAGATGTGTATATGCTTAACGAGCGATTAACTTGGGATAGTAAAAATGGTGAGTTAGGATTGTTGCAAGAAAATGTAGCGGTTCTAATGGCTGAGCCAGATGTAAAGGTAGAGTTAGAGAAGTTAATTGGAAATGATATGCGTAGTTTGCTACAACGTGTGATTGACAAAATTAAACAAGTATTGTTTGGTGTAGAAGGTCAAGTCTACGCTGATAAAATTTATGAGCTAGTGAAAGCAATTGAGAAAAAAGCAGAAGGCCCACGATTTAGTCCAAAGTCTAAATCCTTGTTGATAAAAGTAAAAATCCCTTCTGCTGCTAAAGATATTCCTGCTGGATTTACTCCAAAAGAAGAGACCCACTTAACAGTGTGGGGTTTTCCTGAAGGTAAGCAATTGCAGAAAATATTTGAAGAGGACCCAAAAAAGGCTGGAATAGTGCAAAAGCTTATAGAGAAAGCAGACTTAAGCTATACAGAGCGTCCTGAAGTATACAAAATAGAGCGAGATATAGAAATGTTTAAAGATTGGGCCAATCAAGACTTAGGTAAACATATGGTACATGAAGAGGCTATGATTCAGTTAGTAGATGCTCCTGGGGTAAATGCCCTAATTGACGCAGTGAACAAAGAGCTAGGAACTAAATTCCCATATCCATACCCACATATAAGCTTTGCTGTAAAGGGTACTAAGTTTGGTATAGGTATAGCAAATAAAGAAGCATTTGATGCACTTACTAAAACTGTGATGTCTGATGTTCAAGTAAAAGATCAGATGGTTACGGAAGCCAAAGCTAAACAAAACATGGGTACAATTCACCTCAAAGACCGAGAACGTACGGAGAATGAAGCCGTGCAAAAATTGCTCAAAGAAGGCTGTTAAATGGAATGTGCTGCACTAAATGAATTGATCAAAGATAATGATGATATAAGCTACTTGGACAGAGTAGTTGATCGAGCAAATTACGGTAAACGAATGGCTGAAGCAGAGGGGCGTAAGCGTAAAACTGGGAAGTATTTTGCGCCATCACAAAGAATTCATTCGTTTATAGACCATAGCCAAAAATTGGTTGGGCAACGATTAATGATCCAAACAATTGATGGATACACCGCAAAATTTGTGACAGTGCGTAATGCTTCTGCAGTATCAGAAGATGTTGTGACAATTAATGGTGGAGCATATAAAATTAACCTAAAAGATGGTGTAACAACTGATGGATCGCACTATGTAATATTGGAAAAGAAAGTCCTTGGTAGTGCCAAAGAAGGGACAGAATTTAAAGCCAAGCTGAAGGTGAATGAAATTAGTGGTACATTGCTGGAAAACATGGATACCCTAATTGCTGATGTGCATGCCTTAGACGGGGATAAATTATCCCCAGAGTTCAAAGATTACTTAGGAAACATTTTCAAGATGTATGAGGGGGTCCTGCAAGAAGCCGGAAAAGATATTGATCTGAATGTAGAATTCTTCAAAGCGTTGGATGAATCGACTAAAGCATTCGGTGATGCTAATCCACAAAATGGCAAGATTCGTCTGATGATAGGTAATACAAGACTTCGTACACATACTGAAATTCTTGCTGAAGAAATGCAACACGTACTTATGAAAAATGCGATTAAGAATAATGATGTCTTGGCCTATAAAGCAGATCAGTTCCGTACTGCTATGAAAGCAGAGCTAAACAAAAAGTATGATGGAGCAGGGTACAAAGTATTCCTTGAGGGGATAGAAACTCCTACACAAACACAAATTGATGAAGCTGTTGGACAGTGGAACTATGCATTCAACAATAAAGATTGGCCGATTGATGAGTTCTTAGCACATGCAACAACTAATCAGGCCTTAGTACGTGGACTAATTGGCATCAGTACTACAGAAAAGCTGGAGTTGCTGAGCCCTATTGAAGAAAAAGGGCGTATGTGGGCAAAACTATGGAATCAATTGGTAGCTTTGGTGAATAAGGCTTATGCTGACATAATGCTTGATGGAAAGAGTGCACATGAACATGCTGTAAGTATGGTGCACAAGTTACTTGAAGTGGAACATAGAGTGCAGCGATTAGAGGATCGAAGTAGCTATGAAAAACTACTTGATACCATTGCTCGTACAGATTCAAAAATTGCAAAGATAACTGAAGAGATTGATGGTGAGTACAAAACATATCAAGAAATGATCGAAAATACAAAACGTGGTAAGGCTAAACAGATTGTTGCAAAGTTGTGGAATATTAAAGCATTGGCGAAAGCCAGAAGTTTTGCCCTACAAAACAATGTGTTCAGCAGTCTTGCAAAAAATATGAAAAACCCGGATATTGCAAAATTCTACGAAATGTTTCGACATAGTAAAGAGTTTGTAGAGAAGGAAGTTGTTGCGATACGCCAGAGGACAGCCAAAAACCTGGATGAGGTATATGGATTGGGTAAAGTTCAGAAAGGGGCTAGAGAGGCTGCTAAACGCGTGCTGATAGATGCAGATGCACAAATGCTTGGGGACAGTGCTGCGATAGCAGAATATTTACGGGATGACGCAAAGATTGAGCGAGAGCTAAATGAGTCAACTGCAGGATTAAGCCCTACGGTGATACTAGATATTGATAATACGGCAGAGTTACTAGTTAATAACTACAGTAACTCAGCAAATGTGTATACCAATGCACATCAAATAGCGTTTGAGCGAACAGCAAATTCCACTAAAGAAACAATAGCTAATATTGACAAAGCTATTACACTACGAGCATTGCAAAAGCTTAGTGCTGAAGAACGAGCCGGAGCACTGCAAGCACTAGAGCAGAACCCAAAGGGACTTGATGCTGCTATGGAATTAGTTCGTGAGGAACAAGCAATGATCCTTGAAAAAGCATATAAAGGGAACAAGTTATATGTGACAAAAGGTGCAAAGCAAGAGTACTACACCAAAGACAGAAAACGATACTTGGTGGGCGAAGCAGAGATGAAAGCATTAAGCAAAGCAAAAATACATAACTTGGGTAAAGACCAAGAGTTAAGTGAAATTGCTGGGCAACCAATATACGTGATGATTGGTGATAGTCTGGATACAAAATATAGTGAAGGACTCCTTAAAGTAGTACAACTATCCAATGAAGGGGATAGCCTTAAAAGTATGTTGATGAAATTGACAGAATACACGGAGGAAGATGTAGACGTCAGACTCGAGATGTTACGCAAACGCAAAGGTGGCGCGAAGAGCTCATTGGTCCCAGAACGTAGCGGAATGGGTGAGATATATGACTATAGAATCCGAGTGGCGCATGCTGATAAAACATTGCTGATGGAAATGGATAATGACATAATTGCGACTGTTGCGGCAACTGTGGCAAACTTAACACATAAGCAACAAGCTATGTTGAGTAATTATGCATCATTAGCGTATTTGAAAAGATTCCACCAGATGTATAAAACAGATGCAGAGCACAAGTTTGTGGAAATTGGGCCAAGAAGTGAAGGCAAATTCAAAGAGTATTGGGACATGCTTCCGTACTACATAAAATCTGAAATTAACAAGAAAAAAGAACCACTAATGGTTACAGAAACGATGTTAACGGACTTTTTTGGGTATCACGATGCGAGTATAATCAATGCACCGTGGATACGAGATAGTAAAAAACGACAACTGGTTGCGAAGAAATTTGAGCAGATTGTAATGGAGTTGTTGCGTAACTGGAAATTACAGATAGTAGCGTTTACAGGATCAACAGTAGTTGGTAATAATATATCCAATATGTTCATTGCGCTGCAGTACACATCGTTTAAAAATCCGTTGACGTACATGAATAAGTATCGACAAGTTTGGGGTATGATGAATGACTACCAAAAGCTCCGTAGAGAACGTATTGACCTGGATCTGAAACGCAGAGCTGGTGAGAAAGGGTTGGACAGAAGAATTGCTGCGTTAGACGCTAGTATGCGTGCAAACCCAGTGCATGTGATAGTTGAAGATGGACAGTACAATGTAATATTTGAAGACTTAAATACGTCTTACTTTGATAAAGAGGGGATTATTGAAGGTAAAATAAATGAGATGCTTAAAAAAGCGGAGGATAAGCGGGGTAGAAATATACTGAAGTCAGTAGTAGATGTAATTTATTTACGAAAAGATACTGCGATACATGATTCAATTATGAAAGCAACTACGTATTCAGATGCGATTAACAAAATGATAATACTGATGGACGCAAAGGAGCAAGCAGTAAAGCTAAGAAATAGAGGTGAAAGTAATCAGGTAATTGGGGAGTTGTTGTTTGGTGCAACAGAGAAGGAGATGGAGGTATTTTTCAAGAGCGGAGATATTCCAAAGAGTTGGTTAAGTCATATGGATGGGTTACATGTAAACTATGGATATTTGGATAATAAGTACATAAAATACGCCAATGATATGGGGGGATTGGTGTTTACTAAATACTTCTTCAGGATTTTACCTGCTATGGCTAGAATGGTTGCAACGAAAGGTTTGACAGTAGCGATGACTGAAACAGCTCAAAGTTTGACTGGTATCAATGTAGAAACACCATTAGATCAGTTTTTTGATCCGATCGGAACGTTGTCACATAAAACAAGTCTATGGACTCGACCGGAAAATATATTTGGCACACTGTTTGAAGGTGGCTTGGTGCGAGCAGTAATTGAATAAGTTACTCCTCTGGAGAACGAGTTACGTGCTCCATAATGATTAAGAATGTAAGAAAGACTAAGAAAGCTACTACTGCACTCATTTAATGCTCCTAACGTACACATAGCTACGTGCTAAGGTATACAAAACCGCAATTGCTGCGATAAGTAAAATAATGTACCAAGAAGCAACAAGTAATGCTACAAATATGAGTAAAGCAAAGGTAATACCAATTGCTTTAAGAGCGGACACGAGTAGCTCCATTAAACTTAAATGGAAACTTAATTAAGTACAACGACACCACAAGGGAACCAATGGTGCCGATGGTAAGAGCCGCTGTAGACATACTAAAGAATATTGTGACAATGATTAAGATACCGCCATCAACAATTGCATTTAGATACTGCCCTGCTTGAAATTTATACAGAACAATGATGAAATTAAATGCAACAGCTAATCCAATAATTATAAGTTCCATTAGATAACTCCTTTTGAACGATAGTAAGTCAATTCTGCAAGCATTGCGGCAGCTAACGTATGATCTATTGCTACTAATGAGTGCACAATGTCATTGATGTTAGCGTGAGTGATTGCACTTGCTAGTATATCTCCGGTAAAGTCAATGTGCTGGACAATATGTTCAGGAAAATCATCGTGTTGTATAAGTACCTCAAGTGCTTCATCACGAGTTATGTTGCGTTTGCAGTAATCCCCAAAAGCATTAAATCGTTCGATGTACGCTAAGACTTGAGTACACTCCTCCGTAGTCAGTCCTTCTGCAAGGATTGAGTCTAAGGAAGTCATTTTGTGCCTCTTGTATCGAGTAGTTTTTGCAATTCAGGTTCTGGACCAGTCCAGCCTTCAGGCTTGAGCTGTTTACCAAATGCATCTTTCGGTGCTCCAAGTTTTGAGAAGTTTGCTGACATAACAATGTTAAGCGCTTTGGTGATTTCATGTGGGGTAAGGCCAAGTTTAGCCATAGACCCTACTGCGAATACGACTGCGTCGCATGCTTTGTCAAGACGATCTACATCAGTCATAGTATGGCCATTAGTATGCCAAATGATTTTACGAGAGATAGTCTTAGGCGATGGTATTCCATCTTCTGGGACCATACTTAATAAAGTTGGTAGCACATCTAGATTGAAACCTTCAAGGGCTTCTTCGATTTGAAAAGATGACTCCAAAAAGTCATCGTACCCTTTTCCTAAGAGACCGGCTTGTTGATTAAACTTGTAGATCTCCTTAATAGGATTAAGCATTTGGGCGCTCCTCAATGTCTATAAGCACAGATTTAGTTTTCGCCAAAACGAGCATAGTTTGTGCTTGCTCAAGAGTGATTGGATGACGAGAATTGAGTGAGTTATTGATGATAAGATCAATTAATTCTGGGTTGGTAAAGTCTTCAGTAACTACGTCTTCAGAATCATCATCTGTCTCATCTGGAGCATCCGGGCTGCAAGTATACTCTTGTTCAACCTCTACAAGAGAGTATTCGTCTCCGTCAAAATGGACTGTAAAGAGCATTTCATTGCTATCAATGATGTGTGTGTGATCGGTAGCGATAGCATATTTTACTTGTGCTTCAAGCATAAGTTGATTTTCAAGATCAGGGCTCATGGCATCATATGTAGTTGTGTAAATTTTCATAATGGTCCTTGTTAAGTTTATGTGTGGGTAACGGATTCAACAAGGCCTCGAGTACCGTTAAAAACGAGGCGTGACTGGTTAGTCTGGAAAGATGCGAGCAACAAATTCGGCTAGCTCTGAACGGTAAATGTTCTCAAGTTTAATATAGCTGAATTCTGGAGCTGTCCCGAAGTGTTTGTAAAGGACTTTAAAGCCTTCTCTGGCACGGTTCATTCCGTAGGTTTGACCTTTTGTATCACCGACTAAGATGATTTTAGAGCCTTTGGCGATACGGGAGAGAATCAGCTTGACACTATCCTCATCGAGTAGCTGCCATTCATCAACTATGAAAATTGATTCATGGATAGATTCGCCTTGGATTTCATCGATTTCTTTAACTTCAAAAAAATCGTTCCAGACTTCTGTGGATTTGAGCTTATCTTCAGCAACTTCTTCCTTGCGTTTCTCTTGACGAGGGGTACGTTTGTCCAATAGGTACTTGAGATTTGACTTAAGCCCTCCTAGATGTCCTGACATTTTGTCTTCGGAAGTTCCTGGTTTGAATCCAGTATACATATTTTTATTAATAGAAACCGGTGGTTTAGTGACAAGGATTTTGTAGTATTGTCGATTACGGACTCCGCCTGTGGTTGCAGCTAAGGCACCCATAAGCGTTAATAAAGTTTTACCGGTACCAAGTTTGCCATCGATGATAACAAGAGGACTAGGTGCTCGGTAGACAGCGTCAAGAACACAAGCCTGGATCGCGTCCATAGGCTGTAGTGTGATTCCTGCGTCACCGTAAGGTTTGTTGGATTGTGAGATACGATTGACTGTGCCTCGGTGATTTACCCAAATATCGTACTTCCCGGTAATTCGATTAACGATACAGTATTCATTTTCATGTAAAGATACTTCGAATACTTCGTTAAATTCTTCAAGTTGCATCTCCTGAACAGCAACACAGTCGCGTTCGTATAGTAGATTACCATCAATTTGAACATAGCCGGTATAGGTGTAGTCAATTTGGTTTGTATCCAAGTCATAGATTGGAACTCCTACGACGTTTGCGATGAGTCTAGCTCCGATATCGTCGCTGAGAATTGCTGTATCTGGAGACTCAAGGGTGTCACGAATGATACACTCATCTGGGGAATCTCCCAGGTGAGTAGGCACATTCAATACTTTAAGGTTGCCAGATTGTACTTGGGCCCAAATGTTTTTAATAGCATCTTGTGCAGCACGTTTAAGATCAGGATTACGCTTGAGTTTGTCAAGTTCACGAAGGACTGTGAATGATATGACAAATTCATGATCTGCTTTAAAAACAATTGATGGGTCATTGATAAGTATGTTAGTATCAAGTGAAATTTTCATCCGTTACTCACTATGCTCTAGAGATTTAGCTTTGTAGTTTTCCCATCGCTCCATGACCTCAAGGTCATTAAGCCATACCTCTTTGTCACGTTCTGTGACTAATTGAATTTCTTCTGGAGTTAAGAAGTGGTTGTAAATGCTTTTGAAGGCACGTTTGAGTTCACGATCGGTAAAGTCTACATAGTCTTTAACCTGATTTCCCGTACCCTGAACACCGTGGTAATAATTGTGCGCCATGAAAGATAGAAATGGGCTTGTGTATAAATTATCACTAGCTAACGCAATAATTGTTGCAGCAGAGGCAACAGTACCGGATAAATGTGCATTAATTGTTGCAGGACAACGAAGCATACATTCACGGATCATAAATGCTGAGTCAACAGCTCCGCCACCATTGTTAATGAACATGTTCACTTGATGGTACGATTCCAAAGAATTGAGTAAGTGTACCAATTGGTTATACTCAGCAGGGGACGCAATGTTATCTGTTAAGTACACATCATAGGTATTACCCTTATGAATAATCGGTGTGTAATCTTCCCAGATGGAGTCAGATTTAGGTTTAACCGGTTCGAGAATAAGTTCCATTAATTGTCCTTTGGATTAAGTGTGTTGATTTGTCGAATACGTTCGTTGCAGATATGAATAACTTTCTCATAGTCTGTTATGCGTGGCTCAGTAGATTTATCACGTAGAATACGTTTGATAATATCATGATCCCAAGACGATAAGGCTGGATAGTCTAACCAGATTGTCCAAGGTTGAATAAGATGCTTACTGTAATTAGACGCTCCGACATTGTAATCTCTCACTTCATTTGGAATTAACCCAAGGTAATTGAGTTTGTTAAATAACGCGGTAGGAATTTGTGAAGTAGTTTGTTCTGTTGAACTGTAAATTATATGACTAATAAGTTTGTCAACAGCAGTTTCTGCCCATTCTAGTATATGTTCGACTGCTTCATTATGTTCAAAAGTATGGGTTATTCTTGTGAACAATGAATCTAAAGATGTTATATATGACGTTTGTGTTGAGTTCCCTGCATGGATTTCAACTGCATAGTTATACACACAACCATCTACTGGAATTGTATGAACGCTTTTATGTGAGATCATCTAAGTCTCCTCCTTCAACCATAGATTCGTTTTGTGCAACCCATCTAGCATCAAGCTTCCGGATTGCTTCTTCATGTACTTCAATTGGAGCATCTGACATTTCATAGTTAAAGCGTAGTTTTAAATACTCTGCTTTGGTCATTGGCACTCCTGGAATGAATTGATATGAAGATCATCTGTTAAAAACTGAAGCAAGTCTTTTCCAAAGGCGCTTAACCATGCGCCTCTAGGCGATGTTCCGTAGTCAATGCAGTCACGGAGCAAGCCAAGCAGTAACCAGTATTCTCGAACTGTGAATTCATTATTTGGTATTTTGTCTGAAATGAATTTATCATTCGCTTTCCATGATAAAATGGTTTTAAAATGCGCTAGCAGTTCTAAATCATCTAGTTCTCCATACGTTAAGATTGGTAATTTGTTGTACCAGTCTTCGAATTGGTCTTGTGTCATAAGCTGCTCCAAAATTCTGGAGTAGTATTTGTGTTAACAACTCCGAGTAGGTAATTTCCAGAAGTTTTTTCTTTCTGTGCCGTTTGTATCGATGATGGACGAGTGTACTTATTAGCCCAAACACATGGGTTTTGTACTTTTTCTACGATTGGGGGATGACCAACAGAAATCATAACAGAGTGTAGGTTATGTGTGACATATTGTTTTGCAACTGCTGCATTCAGTCCTAAAAGACGTGCGCCATCTTCAAATAAATAGTCAATCCATAGGTAGTCTGCGTCTAAGGCACTCTGGTACAAAGCCCCGATTTGATCTGAATTTGTATGGAAGATATAAGCCCAGTCAGGATCTTTACGGAGTCTGTTAAGTAGATTAATAGTCATTGCGTAGTGCCCTGACTCATCTTGAGCAATCTTTGAAACAATATCAGCGGTTACTGAGTACAGCCCATTTTCTTTAAAAGCAAATGAGGTTAGAAATGAAGATTTAAACAAAACAGCTTCAAGGATATTTAACGCATACAATGACATAACAATTGATTTTTTGTGCAGCTCTTTGTTGTATGAAGGATCTTTAAGGATCATACGACAATTGTGCTGTACGGTATCTTCAAAGCATGCTGTAATAGAAGCAGCACGTCGAAGAATATTTGGGTTGATCATAATATCATCAAAGATGGCTTTAGCGTCGACCGGTAAACCTTTTAGAATGTCTGCGTATGACTGGGAATGAATACAATCTTCAAAGAATGCATGTTGGTACCACCAAGAAGCAAGTTGTGGGTTAGTGGTGATCGGTAGAAATACTTCTGCCACTGAACGGCCAGCAACTGCATCAAGTAATGTTTGGAACTTGAGATTCTTCATATAGAGAGAATTTAGTTCTATAGAACATTCCATGTAGCTTTTAGCATCTTTTGATGGACTGAAATCTCCACCGAACCAAAGCTTCCCTAATGCATCGTTGTGCATTTTGGTAATATGCGGTTCAATAGATAAGTCAAGTCTTGAGATGTTGCGGCCTGTACCAAGGAATAACGGTTCTTTAGTAAAGTCGATAGGGTTTAGGTTAAATAAATGATTAGACATTGCAGCCTCCGTTTCCGCATACTGGGGTTTGTGCTTCCATTTCATCTGGTAGTTTAACATTCATGTAGTAACGACCTTTACAACCATAGTATTTCATTAAAAATAAATCTTTAATGACATCAGTTGCTAAGATTTTTCCATTATTGTGTTCTGGATTATGAAATGTATTTGCAGAGATACCTTTGTCAGTCCATTTTTGTGTGATTGCCACATGCTTGATAAAGTCTGTGTTAATTTCTCGATCGAACGCGAAATCATACTTGTCTGCCAAGCGAATTGCATCAGGAGCAAACTGTTTGTAGTTCATCCCTGATTTGTCTTTGATAGTGATGAGATCACGTACTGGTTCCAATGACGTAACTTGGTTAGATGGACCTGCAGATGTTTCAGCAGGTGGAACCATCATAAGTCCAACATTATACATACCAAATTGTTTTATTAGGGTACGAAGAGTACTCCAATCACAGTAAAGATCTGGGCTGACTAATTCATCGACTGTGGCCTTGTATCGATCTATCGGTAGTAATTTATCGTGGTACACAAATCCGGTAGCGGCGCCGAGTTCCATTGCTAGCTGCATAGACACAAAGTGACAATTGAAGCTAAAGTGCTCCATCCACTCGTTGTGTTTGTCTAGTGCTTCTTGTTGCCCATAACGAAGACCTTGATTAGCTAACCAGAATGCATGATTTGATAAACCAAGCCCAATGTCATGATAAATATCTACATAAGCATTTGCTTGTGGTGTCGGATGATTTTGACGTGTCATAATATGGGATTGTGCCCGAACCATAAGATTTGTAATATGAGGAATATCCTCAATAGAAACAAGACCTTGATTGGCATTTGATAAGACACAAACGCCGATATCCGGACGATCTGGGTATTGTGAGTCCAGTGGTTCTACTGCTGTCATGTACTCGATGCAAATATTTGCCATATTAATCGGACGAGGAATATGTGAGTTTGCATTCATTTCATCGATGTTCATGATGTAATAAGCCGATGTTTCAGCAGATTCTACAGCAACTAAACGTTCCCAGAAGTACCGGGCGTCGATTTGTGAAGTAAATAAATTAGCTGCTTCACATTCTTCATAGTACTCTGTGAACGCTGTTATATTATCTGAATAGAATAAGTCAAGCAGACGTGGAGCCATACGGACTGAAAATAGAGAAATAACTCCTCCGGCTTTAGCGCGATCGTACGCAAGTTGGTTTAGTTTAATGCCATACGATAAGGCATTAACTCTGTCTTCGACAGGCATTCGAGGCGATTTAAGTGCGAAGATTGTTTCAATCTCAGGATCAAAGAAGTTTACATAAGGAGTTGCAGAACCTCTGCGGCCGTTTTGTGAAGCTTTTGCAATATCTGCATCAATTGAGCGAATAATTGGACCTTTTCCAGAGTGAATGATTTTACCTTTTTTTACTTTATCTCCGAGTGATGCTATATCTGCAATATCTACACCAACTCCAGCAGAAGCTACAGTGTGATCGATAAGTGCATTTGCGCCAACTTTCCAAGAGTCAATAGAATCTCCTATACGGAATGTGATACAAGATGCGTAATCGGTAGAGATTGTTCGTAAAGCACGCATTTCTGGAGATGGGAGAGTAATTTTGAACGTTGATAGAGCGTGGTAAAAATCAACAATATGTTGGGTTGGAGCAATATGATAATCTCTGAAGATATCAATTGCAATAGCCATAAACATAAATTGAGGTGTTTCTTTTTTACAAACTCCATATCCATTTACTAGTAAGTCAAGACCAGAAGCGGTAAATGTAAAGTCTCTGGAGTGATCCATAGCGGCTTCAAGTTGAGCGAAATCAATTCCATTGTAAATAAGACGAGCTGGGTTAAGTTCAGGAGAGTAATGATTGTCCAGTACTCGATCTGATAAAAAACTTTGTAGAGAGGGTGGAGTAATTGAGTTAAATACTTGTTTGTAGAGTTTTTGTAACTTGAGATTACGAGCTACTGCGTCATAGTTAATATGGCGTAAATCAGCTAAATCCTCACAGGTTTTGATAAATACATCTAAAATGTAGGAAGTGTGAATACCGTCGTAGAAGTGCAGTTTGGACTGCATTTCAATGTCTGATACCGATACTCCTGAAAGATCTCCAACAGCCCACTGAAGAGATAGTGTGGCTTTGTCAATCAACAATGGTTCCGTGGTCCCGTCGTGTTTGACTACATTGATACCAGACATTTGCAAAACCTACTGATTCACAGTAGATTTAAGAGCAGTGGAAGGCAAAAACTTGATAACATTTTTAGCAGGTACGTCTACTGTTTTAGTAGTTCCTGGGATTTGTTTTGTAACAGCTTTGGTACGTTTAGGTGCGAATGAACCGAATTCATTACCAATGTGAACTGCTTTTCCTGATGCAACTGTAGAAGCGATTGTTGTAAAAGCTGCGTCAAGAATGTCGCCAACTGTTGCTTGGGTTGAGTTAGTTGCTGCTGCAACTGCTTTGATGAGGTCTGATTTTGAGATTCTTTCCATGTGAAAGTCCTTTGAGGTTAATGTTGTGGTTTACGTCCTTCAAGACGTAGCCATAGGTTAAAAAAACCAGGCTATTCCGCAGAGCAGGATTATACCCAGTCCAATGTATACAGTTAGCTTAAATTGCTTTAAATCGTATAGAATAGTGATATCTTCTTCTTTGAAAAACATAAAAGTGGGTGGTGTTTTGTCTTTGCGCATAGTTTACTCCGTTGGTTCACCAAGAGAATTACATTCTCTTAGGGATACAAAAATTGGTTTCAGCGGCGTCCCAGCCATGCTCAAAGTTTCATACTCAACTGTTGCATATTTTCCGACATAAGTCTCTGGATCAATTGAACTTAAGAATTCATGCGTACCTTTGGGCTTTGCACTAAATACTGTTGAAGCTTTACTACGTAAATTGAATACTGGATGATTGCGTTTATCTAAGTCAAACCCGACAATCATAAATTCAGCAGACTGTGCTTTTTTGTACTTAAACTGATCGGATGAACGAATATTGTGCTGATATAGACCGTCTAAGTTTTTGATAACTGTCCCCTCATAGCCCTCAGCAATTGCTTTGTTATAACAGATTTCTATATCTTCGTGGGAGTAACACATAGTTCCAATAATAGCGAATACTGTTGGATTTAATTGAGAGGATTTCCAATTGGCCATGAAAGCTCTACGTTGGCTGTATACGTGTTCTGAGTCTGCGATATCAAAGATTCCAGCTGTTAGATCTTTTGAAAGTTCATTAGGTTTTTTAACTGCAGATTGGATCTCTTGAAGGTACTTTCCATGAATATATAATTCACAGTTGAGCTCCTCTGATCTGAGTGCAGCCATAGCTTCAAAGACTTGTTCGTGGAGGTGTTTGACAGATGGGTAAACTTCTCCGCCACGACTGTACCAAGTAAGTGTTTGACCGGTTCGGCGAACAATAGCGTTAACTCCGTCTAGTTTAGGAGTTGATACACAGGGAAATTTAACATTGTTTAATTGGTCTTGATAAGCTTTTACTTTCATAGGCAGTTTAACTTCACTATCACAAGTAAGGCTTGTTGAATAACCCGACTTGAGCTTCTTGGTGACAAGAGCTTCAGCTTCGAGTATGGCTTGTTGTTCAGGAGTTGTTTCATTTGCACGGCCGGTATTTTTTGGTGTACACGTTGTTGTTTGTGACTGAAGTTTACCTCCGAGTTGTCCAAACGTACATGTAAAAGTTGCTCCTTCAGTGGAAACTGACCATTGTTGAGTGGCGCCTAATTTCGTGGATTTGTAGAGTATTTGAGTCATTAAAGAGGCCTTACAAGTTAAGATATTGAGCGTTTATGAGATTATGCCTGTGTCGTGTCACGCTGACAAAGTATAAACATAGCTCAGCTCGTTTTGCATTGTCATCACCTTTAAATTTACCGGTTAGTATTTCTTTCATAGTAAGATTAAGATCATCATCCAATTCCACTTCGTCAAATGTGGCACCTTTACTGGTATGAGCAGTAAGTAATGTTAACTGATGTTTTGTACCTTTATGCTCTTTGGCTTTTTCGTACGCGTTAATAATTTCTTCAGATCCAAAACTCAGGATAAGATTAATAGCGGCTTTGATTGCTGGTTGTACTTCATCAAGACTTTTAAGATACTTAAATAGTGATGTTGTTTCACGGAAGCGTGGGGTTTGTTTACCGTACTCATCAATGTCATGTTGAAGATGTTTGAGTTCATGATCCCGTTGGACATGTCCTGGTTTTGCGTATGCTAAGGCGAGAGGTAATTTAAACATCTGGGCCAATTTTGCGGAACTCGATAAATTATATGGGACTTTACGTGAGTTAAGTTCAATCATCTTGCCGATCAATGTGACATTATTGCGGGATATGTAGGCTTTTGTACGGATGACTGGATCTGCTGGATAAAGCATGCCTCGGAACTCTGCGGAAGCATTAAGGTGCGTATTAAGAAATTCTTGTATTGCTGGGGCATACATATTATCTACACGAAAGGATTGCGTAAGAGTAAGAACTTTTGCGTCTGCGAAACGTTCAAAGCCATTTTCTAGATCAAGGAATTCAAAGATGCGTTGATTTTGATCTCCAACAATGACTAAGTGACCTGTTGGGATCGCTTCGATAATATCAAGTGCAATTGCGGATAAATCTTGAGCTTCATCAACTAATAATTTGTCGACAAATGGAAGTTGTATGACTCCTCGTTTGACTAAAACATGGAAGAGTTTTAGGTAAAATGAGTGAGTAACTGGTATGTCTCCCTTAGCCATTGCGTTCATTACAATCTTTGCATGAGGGATTAGACTAAACTCAAAGTCGTCATCCTGATCTTTTACGTAGTCATCTAAGGATGTGTACTTAGAATTACAGTAAGATTCAATCAGTTGTAAAATGAGTGAGTCTTTACCAAAAGGGCGTTTTGGTAGGTTTTGTAAATCCATCCAAGTTAGAAATGGTTTAACCGGTCCTAAGCCGTATCGTGCATGTACTTGACCGTGTGCGAATGCGTGAAGTGTTGATACCATTGCATTAGTGCCAAATTCAATACGAGCGTCTGCAGAAGCTTTTGCTCCGAATATAAGATAACGTATGAGCTTAGTTGGGTTAAGGGCTTTAAACCGTGCTGAAGCCTCAATTAGTGATGTGCTTTTTGCCGCTCCTGCGACAGCTTCGATAGCAAGAACGGGGCTTGTGGGGTTTAGAAATTCATCAAAGATTTCTAGTTGTTGGTTGGACCAAACGAATGACATTAAAACTCCTGCTGATGTAGTGAAATTGGTGTTAAGTAAGGACGAAGAGTAGTTAGAACAACTGTTAGTATAAATGGGTCTAATTTACTGTCTAAAGACGGTAATACTTGTGTTAGAACCCAGGTATATAGTTCCTTAGTCACTGGGATGTTTTCACAATGTATAAATTTAAAAGTTTTTGGTCTAAGTATTCCCATTTTTAAACCTCTAACTGTTGCAAGTAGTGGTAATTGTAAACTATAACCATTTTCAAATATGAGTTCGATACAAGGTCTATGGGTTGCTCTTGAGGCTTGACAAGTCATAAAAGATTCTTCATCTATGTATAAGGGAATGTTCATATGTTTTTCATGAAAAGAAAACGATGAATTCATTGTATTGCGCCTTTAAAAGTAAGTTGTTCTGGCGGTAGGACAAACAGATGACGAATAGATTCTGGACAAGTGTTGATGCTAATTGCAAAGAGTATTGGGTTAGTGTTAAGTCTTGGAAGAAGACTCGTATGTATGTACTCAACAATTGTATCTGGGTGTGGCGATTCTGTAGATTGTTTCCAAATAAATGATATAACATTTGCTTTTGAAGGACGTCTGAAATTTGAGTTAAGATCATATAAGTCTAAATTTCTAATAGATCCATCGGAGTAGCGTAAAATAACTTTATGTTGCATATGTGATCCTTTAAGTAATTAATACAATACTCTAAAGAGTACTGTATGATCACTCAAGAGTGATTATAGAACTGAATCAATATCGTCTACTAATTCTGGCTCTGATTGTGGTGCAATTTCCAAAGGCTCAAGAGATTTGAGGTCGGATGATGCTTTAGGTGCAGCAGCGGCTTTTGCTTTAGGTGCGGCTGGTTGACGTAAGGTTACTGTTGTTTGACCGGACTCATCAGTTTCTCCGATGGAGATATTAGTGAAGTCTGGGAATTGTGGGAAAGCATCTTGCAGCATTGGTGTAATAGCGCGTTTGATTGCTGGGCCTGCATCAGTTGTAAGTGCTTCTTGAATAAGGTCAAGCAACTGTGCTTTAGTGAGTGTAATTTGAATTTCAGATTTGATAATTTCCATGTGGATCCCTTTTAAAATATGGTGGTAATAGTTAATGGGCTTCATTAAAAAGCTTGTCTTTTAGTAGATAACCTTCTAAAGCCCAAATCTGTTCTCGCGCATCGCTGTATGCAATCTTCTTGCCAATTTCTTCGTCGAAGTTTGCCATAGAAGCTGCAGCAGATTTTCCAATAATAACAAAGTTATTTTGTAAGACCATTGCACATACCGTGGAAGTAGTGTTAGGGACAACCCAATACTCTACGTATTTAATGCACGAGTCAATATGCTCGGGAGTTAAACGTGGTGCGTTAAGACCTTTTGACTGGATTTCGGCTTCGAGTTGTGTTTCGTTAATCATACTAGGACTCCTGTGTAGTGAGTGATTTGTCAAAGTCGACTAGAGATCTGCGGAGTTCAATACTCAAAGAGTCAGTGATCTTTGTGCAGTCTCGGACTGTTTTACTAGCTTCCTTGGATTGTACAAGGATAAAAGCAGTAATGGACCCGAGTTCGGCTTCAAGAGCCTCTACTCGCTGATATAATAGTGGTAGATCCACCATTAAAATGGATCCGCTGCAGTTTCAGTAGCTACTTCAATAGCTGGAGCTTTACCGGCACCTTTGATTAGGTTAAGCTCTTGAATACAAATTTTGTTGTTACGATTTTTGTACTCAATTGATGGGTTAGCAAGTGCAGTTGCGATAGCAGCATCGATTGCTACTGGCTCAGTTTTTCCTGCATCTTTTTCTGTTTGTGAAAGACGATCTTTAGTGAACATTGCGTCCATGTTGATGTCTTGGTTACGCCATGTACGTTTACCATCTGTATCAAGAGTTACAAGGAATGATGTAACAGCTGTAAATTGTTTTCCAACAAGACCTTTCCAGTGTTCAACTTCTTTTGTACCGGCTTTTGCGAATGTAACAGTACCTTTAGTGATACCTGCACCGAATGTTGCTTCGTCATTACCAACGATTTTCCAAAGGTTTTTGATTTGTCCAATTGAACGGAGGTTATCGTACTCTGCGCCTTCAGTATCAAGGAATGTTTTGACTCCGTTAACAGAATACTCTCCTGCTTTAACAACACCTTTGTCATCTTTTCCGACTTTCATTTTGAAGAAGCCAGTCCAATCTACGGTTTTACCTTCAGCATCTTCCAGTTTGAGGCAGAAACGTTGGTTGTCAATCTCGTATGCTTCTACGATTGTTACTAAGTGTGCTCCAGCTGTGTTGATCTTTGATCCGCTGCGACCTAATTTTGCTTTGTCTTCATCTGACATGTTGTTCATTACGTTGAGAATTATACTCATAGTTGTGTTTCCTTGTTTAGTTAAATTAAAATGGTTCCAGCTATGCTGCGACTAAATTGCGAGTGGTTGGCAGTTAAGGTCAGGCTGACAACGAGCGAAGATATAACACTAAATCATTTACTTGCTCTGGGGTGGATGTTTGTAGAACAGTTTTGAGACGAGCTCCGTTTGAGCCAGGCTCATCCGATATGTCAATTCCAATTGCTGCTTCTACAGCATCTTCAAATTCAATACGAGTTAATTTTAGAACATATCCAGGCTTTGGTGAGAATTCACTCATTAAGTCCCGGATTTGTTTGGAGGATAGGGTGCTCATACTACTTGTTCATCCACAATTTTTTTTGATTTTGTGAGAATCTGCTCAAGATCATCAACAGATTTGCGTACAAATTTGAAGTGGCCTTCAGGCAGTTTTGTTTTTGTTGTGTCTGTATCTGAGAATACATCTGCCGTGTACTTGAATTGACGATCTTCCATGATAGTTTCAACAACAGTTGAGAATGACTCTTCAATAACGTTGGTGTGTTCTTTACCTTTTGTTGTAACGTACCGTTTAGTGTTTGGAGTGTGTCCCAAACGTGGAGGGTAATGAGCTGTGACATATGAGAATTTACCGTAAGTGAGTGTTGATGACTTAATGGCTTCAATGATACGTGTGATTGAGTTGTTGTAGGCGTTCCATACATCAAACCCAGAAGAGTGTTCTGCAGCCCAACGATTGAATAACTTTGTCATAAGAGTAAATGTATCGATGAGGATACGATCAACTTTGTCTGAAGCAAATGATTTGTAGATAGAAGCTTCGATTTTATCCACCATTTCAATATCGTTGATGTCGAAACTGTGGTAGATGAAAAGAAATTCTGAGTCATCATCACTGATGGATTTGTTATCAAAGTTAAAGATTACTGTACGTTTCTTTTCTTCTGGAGCAAGTTGTGAGAATGCGTAGCTTTTACCTGAACCTGTTTCCGATGCGAATAGAACTGGGTACTGACTAGTGAGTTTTTTGCGTGCTGTTAGGTCGAGATTTTCTAGTAACATATAAGTTACCTCCTTGATTTAATAAAATTGATTACTCGTCTTTTTAGGGAGTGTTGATCTTTTGGTACTAAGAAGCGTTGATTTAACTGAGTTAAAGCTTGCTCCAATTGTTGGTCTGAGGCTCCAAGTTCCAGTAGTTCAAATCCTGCACGAAGTAGGACTCTGGTACGACTGCCTTTGGAAGCGTATGGGTAGAATGGCACTTGGTCAATAAGTTCAGATAAGTCCATAGATATATCTGGGCTATGTTCACCGGGTTGTGGTGGTGGGAGGATATAATCCTCGACTATGAGGGGATGACCACTGAAACTTGATAGGACAATTGAGTCCGCATATGAGTAAAATACTTGAGCAGGTTTTGCACTAGCTGGATCCATATCAGATATTAATCCATGGTACTGAATACCTTTAATAAGTCTGCGATATTCGTCACGTGTGACAGGTGTCGAAAGAGGTAATAATACCCTATATTTGGTTAAATTATGCTGAGAACTTGTTGTTCCAATGATACATTGTAAGTCCTCATCAAGGAGTTGGGTAAGCCTCTGGTGGATGGTGAGACTGGTGCTATCAACATCAATAACAACAAACTGTGTAGTTGAACAAATATTTGAGGTTAATCTATGATTTCCTAAGAATGCAAATGGAGAGTACATGTAGTCTTTAGTCAATAGATGAATGAGCTGTTTAAACGAACATTGAAAGTACTTGGTAAAGTGTGTGAAATCTGCTCGTTCATCTTTAGATAAACCTGGGACTGGATGAATTGATAAGCGAATGTCCAAAAATACCTCCTTACAAAATAGGGTGAATGAGCTAAATTTGGTTAAATGGGTTTAGGATGTAAGTAGTGATAACATCCTCTGGAAATGACTCTGTGAGCAATGAATTTACCGAGTTAACAAATTCTGCAATGCGTTCCGGCTCCACGGAGTGTGCGAACATATCGTGCACAATAGAGCTAAATAACAAGATTGGCAAACTAGCCGCGTCAAGAGCTTCGACTAGTGCTTGCTTGTGTGGGTAGATGTCATCTCTAAGGTATTTTGCGATAGTAATTGGAGTTGGTTTGAGATCCGGTTTGGTATAAAGAATTGGTGTGTCCAGTCCTGAAGCAAAATTCCCAAGAATACCACTAACGTCAAATAAATTTGGTGTTGTATGTGGCGAGCTAAATACTAGGGCATTTGTAGACCCGTGATGTAGGGAGCCGGCCTCACAATCTGTTGGGGCAGCTTTGATCATTAACTGGTTAGCAATGCTCATTGTGACATACTTATACTGCTCAGTAGTAATAACTGCGTTGAGAGGCAGAATTAGTGTGGACTCGGTCATAAAGTGGTGTACAGACTCTAAGTACTTGCTAAGTAATGCTGCTGGTAAAACTGCTCCGTTAAGTGGTATGACAACGAATTTAGCAGAAGTGTCTGCAAATGGGTTGAATGTACAGCTAAGCGATAGTAATTTACCAAGAGCTTCAATAGGTTTGTCCTTAGCAATGTTTGACAATGGTTTGTCAACCACAATTCCTGGTACTGCGCGATATGTATAAGTAGACTCAAGATTTTTGGTAACTGGTGTGAATACAAAAGCATTAGACTTGTCGTTATATGAGACGGTTGCTGTACCTTCTAAGCGTGAGTTTACAGGCTTTAGGAAGTTACGAAGAGATTGTTCATTGAGCTGTTTAGTGGTGATGTATCCACGAGTGATTGCTTGATCGACTGGTAAATTGTTTTCAAAGAAACCTTGCTGCCAGTCATCAATGAATAATTCATAATCTTTGAGTGCAAGAGTGGCTGCAAAGCGAACTAAATGAGATGCGGTATAGTCCACAAAATAAATTGCTGCTTTGAGAGTGGCTTCATCGATAATGTACTTGTTTTGTGCGATAGTCCATAATGCTGCAATACGACCCATTTTGAATGCTCGACCAGACATTTCAATACCTTCGACAGAATCTCCATCCTTAAGTAGTAAGTACTTTGACTTTTGTTGTGTGTAGGATTTGTAGTCATTGTATATATTAGATGCATCATCATCAAACATCAGAGATGGGTTGCTTAATAAACCGCGCATACATACATGGAAATGCTCATCAAGCTTTGGTGTGAGATTTTGTAATGTGACTCTTGCTTGATCCTGAAGTTTACGTTGTTCAAGGATATTGACTGCGATTGACTCGTTTTCAAATTCCTCTTTGGCTGTACTAAACACAACGGTGATTCGTCTGGCAAGAGACGTAAGCAACATTGGTACAAGTAATTTACGGACATTGCCTTCTTGATAAAATGGGGCTGGTGAAGAAATACCAAGTAAGTTTGGAAACATCCCCTGGATGGACTCTTCTTTAGACTCCTGAGTTTTGAATTCTGGGCTAACTGATTGTCCCATATCAAACAAAACTGAGAACAATTCAAGAACTTCAAGGACTGTTGGATTTGACTGAATGGCTAAAGCCAGTTCTGAAGCAAATAAAGATTTGATTCCGAATGATGAGTGAGCCATACGATTCAGCGACGTACTGAGTCCACCCCGAGTAGATGCAAGGGATGTAATCGTTGCTTCAGGTTTTGGGATGGAATGAATGTAGTCATCTGGGACGACTTTAGATTCGTCAAAATTAGCGTTGGCGCGGCTCATTTCCCGGATATACTTAGCACGAGCTTTTTCTGTTGCTTCTTGGTCTTGTTTAGTTTTCACTAATGCAAGAGCCGATTGAGTGGTTTTTAACAAAGCTTGATAAGTGGAGTCTTTACCAGATCCTGAACGTGCTAGGATGATTGCATAGGTGTTAAGACCAATTGGATCGTCTGAGTATACACCATCGTTTAGGTGTGGACGTACTTGACCAAACATATGCGATAGCACAAAATTGGATACAGCAAGCGCTGAGATATTTGAGAATGATGGTGTTTTTGCATTTGCAATACGGATCATATCTTGAAGAACGGTGGGTAGAACGGTTGTGTCAAAGTGGCCCATACTGCGATTTTGAAGAAATTCTAGTTGGTCTTCATATTCAACGATAAGCCGTTGCAGGTCCGATAAAATTTGTTGTTCGATTTTCATTTGAATCCTTTTCCGTTATTGGTTTTATTATTGTTAAAGTTGTGTAAAAAGTTGTGTAATGTTGTATACTAGATTTAGGATCAAACGGAGTTATATGCCTGTGGATGGTTATTAAATTTTCTCTTAGAGCCCGTTTAATTAATTCTGCACATAGCTTATGCATCACTACCTCATCCAAAGTTTGAGCAAATTTTAATTGAATAGCTTCTTCATTAGATAGTCGAAAAGACGCATCTATTGTAACTCGAGGGCCGACAACATCTTGGCTATGTATAGCTTGATTTTGGTGTATGGTATTAAGCGAGTTATTATGTACGTTAAAAAAGCTCATTGTATGTCCTTGAACAATGGTAACGAGTTCTTATAAAGAGTCAATAATAGTTTTGGGTCCGTATAAACTTTCCATGTTCCTAGTACAGCAACTTTTGTTGCTAAGCGACGAGCTTTATCTTCATCTAGACTAGTAGGCGCATTAACAAAGGCCAGTGCATATAGCATATTGTATACATCACGTTGAGTCATTGATTACTCCTTAAGAGTGGATAATTTTTCTTGAATGGTTTGTAGATCTGCATTGTTTGGAAGAGTCACAACATGCCCTAAACTAGTGCCAATATCGATTTCTGCTTTAAGTGTTAATGCTTGGTCAGTAATGAAGGGTCTGCACATGATGGGTGGAAGTGTATCGTTAATAAACTTGATAATATCTAAAGCATCTGTCACCTCATAATATAGACAGTCATGGACAATGTTTGTAAGCTTGATATCATCTGCATAGGGGCTGGATTGTAACACTTTATCAAACTCTACTGCTGCAATTTGTGTGAGATTGGAGTATCCCTGCATGGTTGAGTTGTTTAAAGTCCGAATATCTTTACGAGCGTCAGTAGAATAGAGACGAAGACCCCAGTTTAGGTGAATAAACCCGTTATCTTGGACTGTTGGTTGGACATACTCTTCCCGATATGCTGTGACACCGGGGTAAAGTACGTTGTGATAATTGTCGAATATGACTTGGGCTTCTTCTATGGAACAACCAATGGACTTGGCTACTTTTGGTGGGTATGCACCGTCGCGTATATTCAACATGAGTCGTTAGTTCATGCCAGCACCATTACGTGCATCTGCATATTTCTATACAGGCTAGACTATATCATCAACCATTTCTGGTTGTTGTACGTTTCGGACCACTTGGTCCTACTCCCTTGCGGGATAGTCGTTGAGATCAAGATCGTTTCCAACTATAACCATAAGCTGACTTTTGTCTACCTGACAAACAATTAGAAATAGGTCCACTTGTGGACTTTCCTAATACTTTAGATGCTTCTGATAAGCTGTTAAACTTAATAATATCCTCTGGGTCAGTCAAGCTAGTTCCCGTAATCGCAGATTTATTATGATTAGCTGTAGCTGCTCGTTTAAATTTCTGCTCTTTTTTCGTATTACTAAATTTGTCCAGCTCTCCTTTAGAAATAACATATTTTTCTAAATATGTGCTTAAAGTAGGTAAACTGAATGAGTAATCCTTAACAATAGTTGTTAAATTTTCCCCATTGTAAAAACGAACTAAAATTTCATCCATAGCGTCTTCTGATATTTTCTTAGTAGTACATCTATTAAGATCATTATCATACGCATGTTGAATATTTTCAGAGTCTGATGCCCATTCTAGATTTGATAAAGTGTTGTTAGTTTTATCTCCATCTATGTGGTTGACTGTTCGTTTATTGTCTGGGTTAGGTATAAAGTGAATAGCAAGTAATCTATGAATTGCTACTTTTTTATTCATATTATTATTATATAGGTCTACATGATAGTACCCATTTTTTCCTAACCATGCTTTTTTGGTTGTGTTTGTTACTGTGTTGACTACTGCACCCTCTATATTGATAGAGTAGTTTGGAAAATCAGTAATTATTTTTGTCATATAAAACTCCTTTGTTTTGGGTACTGGTACCAGGGTTCTACTTAGACAAAACTTAATATCTTGGTCTGCTGATTGCCGGTAAATTAATACTACGGGTTTCCAGCATATATACAATTATTCGACATACATTACTGTATGAAGGCGCTATAACTAAGCTGCTAGGCTAGTAGTTAACGCGAGACCAAAGGAAACTCCTTTTGACTTAGAGCGTAATTTATCTGCTGCCGGATCTGTGCTACAAAGCGCTTTGTATTGTTTGTTTACCGTCAGTGAAGTTTTATCAAATGGTATACCTGATAAATCTTCCCAAGCTTGTGTCCAATAAGCAGCGGAGTGAAGACAGTGTGTATCAAAATTCTGTTGGAGATTTCTGACAGACGTTTCGTCATGTGTAAGGATGGCTCCCACATGGCCCTCAAGATTTGCGTAATCGATTGCGATGATTAATTTACCTTTTGGAGCAATAAAGAGTTTTTTAACAGGTTTGGCGAACGCTGATGATGAAGCTGGTTGGGTTACTAAGTTAATACCTGTGCGATGTCTAGATTCTTCATCAGTCATTTTTGCAGCTTTTCCAGATAGTCTACCTGAAATTGTGCCCATTAGGCGGATAGATCCATAAACACGATCATTTAATGTAGACCCGATGTATTTGGGAATATACTGTGTGACCATGTTCTTAGATTCGGCGATTTCTAGGTAGAGTTTGATTATTTGTTGAAGATCCCCGGTTGTTGTTTTAGATAACGTTTTTAGAACTGTTCCAGAAAAAGACATTTGACCGGTTTTCTTTGAAATTTCATCTGACTCAAGTCCAAATGTGAGCCACATTTTTGTGAGTTGGACGTAGTTGTATGGGTTAAACCCCAGATCGATGTATTTTTCTGGGTGCGTAACTTTGTCTATTCGGTTGGCTTGTGTGTTTTGACGTAGTGCTTCCGCTTCTGCGTAAAGATTACAAGCAGCTAGAATTTCTGGTGCATCATAGTTTTTGTCTTTCAAAGGTTGAAGTACAGGATCTACTAATAGCTTCAGTTCTTTGTCTGAAAGTGTTTCATATGTTGAACCGATTAAATGATTGACAACAAATGCGCGCATATCAGGGTTTGCTTTAAACCCAGTATATTGTGGATGTTTCCATACTTTATGAATTGGTTCAAGGAATTTAGCAAGACGTTCGTCGTCCAAAGGCTTCATAAAATCCTGGATAATTTTGAATTTATTAATTTCTCCAAGACACCGAGATTTAACTTCCTCTACTTGGTCAGATAGTGCTTGAACTTCAGCAATATCGATGGCTTGACCTTGGTTTAACATTCGAACAACTACTGGGATTGCAGGCTTGAGAATGAACTCATAGTAATACCGTTGGTTGAACTGTTCTGTGTTGTAACGTGGTTCGCTGTGTTGGAAGATCCATTGTGATGGAACTGCTGGCTCTGTGTCAAACTTAGTCCAAACGTGATGAGTTGCACATGAGTCCACTCCACAGTAGTAAATGAGTGGAAGGTTATACATGTGCGGTGTTTGGTTATTCCCGACATAGACAAGGTTTGAATTTACGTATGTTGAAGAATCAAGGTAGAGTTCAAATGAGGTTTTATCCGAAGCCCAGTCTAAATACGGAAATTTGGCTAGTTCCTTAAGACCTGATGAACGTTTGGATTGGTCTACATGGTTACGGTAAACTGCAGCAAGTAGTTGGGAGTCTTCAATATGCTTGGGGAGTTTCCCAGTTGCATGATGAATTAAACGAGTATCAAACAATGCGTTATGATAGACTTGAACACAGTCTGTAGTGACAAGCCAATTAAGAACATAGTCTTGGATTGCTTGATCTTTAAACACAATAACAATAGATTTTGTGCGGTGCCATCCGATAGTTACCATTGTTAAATGGTTAAACTGTGGAAGTGTAAGGTCTTTGGACTCAAAGTCTACTGCGATAGTTGGGTACTTGGTAGCGATTGTTGCTAACCATTTGGCTGCTGTTGCGAGTTCATCAGTCCATGTGATAATTGGTTTG